ATGCTCACTGCCTCCGCTGCCATCAACGCCAAGCCCCGCGACCGCGCCTACAAGCTGGCCGACAGCCACGGCCTGTTCCTGCTGGTCACCCCGTCCGGCTCCAAGCTGTGGCGGCTGAAGTACCGCCGGCCGGGGGCCAAGACCGAGAACCTGCTCTCGCTGGGCGGCTTCCCCCTTGTCTCCCTCCGTGAAGCCCGCGACCGCCGCGACGAAGCCCGGAAGCTGCTGGACGACGGTATTGACCCCGGCATCAAGCGGCAGGCGGAGAAGATGGCGAGGGCCGACCGTGCCGCCAATACTTTCGGCGCCGTGGCCGACGAGTTCCTCATCAAGCTTGCAGGCGAGGCCACTTATGGGACTGTGAAGCGCGCGCGCAGCATGTATCGGACCTACCTGTCGCCCTACATCGGCGACACCCCCATCACCGAGGTCACGGCTCCGATGCTGCTGGCCGGCCTGCGCAAGCCTGAAGCCGCCGGCAAGATCGAGACGGCCCATCGTGCCCGCTCGCTGTCCTCACAGGTGTTCCGCTACGGGATTGCCACGGGGCGGGCCGAGCGCGACGCGGCTGCAGACTTGATTGGCGCGCTGGCAACCCCGAAGGCTCGACACTTTGCCAGCATCACGGACCCGGAGGAGATTGGCCCGCTGCTGCGTGCGCTGTATCGCTACCAAGGCACGCCGGTTGTCGAGGCAGCGCTGAAGCTCGCCCCGCTGGTATTCGTCCGCCCCGGCGAGCTGCGGACAGCCAAATGGTCTGGAATCGACTTGGACGCGGCGGAATGGCGCTACACGGTCACCAAGACCGGCACGCCGCATATCGTCCCGCTGAGTACGCAAGCGGTCGAAATCCTGACGGAGCTGCACCTGCTGACCGGCAGGGGCGAGTACGTGTTCCCCAGCGTGCGCGGCAAAGGCCGCCCCATGAGCGAGAACACGATCAACGCTGCCCTCCGCTACATGGGCTTCACCTCCGACACCATGACCGGCCACGGCTTCCGGGCGATGGCCCGCACGGTGCTGGACGAGGTACTGGGCTTCCGTCCCGACTACATCGAGCACCAATTGGCCCATGCGGTGCGTGACCCCAACGGGCGAGCCTACAACCGCACGAAGCACCTGCCCGAGCGCCGGAAGATGATGCAGGGCTGGGCCGACTATCTCGACAGCCTGCGCAATGGCTCCAATGTCATCCCGATTGGCCGCAAGCGCGCGTAACCAAGGCCGCCCCGACTATCGGCTGATGTAACGGGGTGGAACTGACCGCCCCTTCAAAAGTCGGAAAATCACGCAAGGGCAAGGGGAAAACGTGGGACATCTTGGGTGTCACCCGCCGAATGGATCGGCGAGGAGACATCTATGACCCAGAATGCCAAACCCCTCGTCGCGGCAACCCCTGCCGCTCCTAGCTACGAACGCGCCATCGCACCCAGCGACCTCCTCGACGAGAAGGAGGTCGCCGCCACGCTGGGCGTTGCCCCCGGCACCCTGCGCAACTGGCGCTCGCTCCGCATCGGCCCGGTCTACGTGAAGCTCGGCAAGCGAGCCGTGCGCTACCGCCGCTCCGACGTTGAAACCTTCATCGCCAGCGGTACGGCCGACATGGGAGTGGCGGCATGAACAACTCCTCGCCCCGGCACCCCGATGAACCGCCGCACGCCTCGTGCCCCTTCCTGAAGTTGATGACCATCCTCCGTCGCTCGATCACGGAGATGTGCCGTAACGCCGCAGGGAGGCTCAAGTAATGAATGGTAACCATGAACGCAAACGCCCCGGGGGCAACCGGGGCGAGGACAGCGGCAACAACAATGACGTGTCGGCAGGGTACCGCTGGCCGCGCCGGAGGTCCAAGAGGTACGCAATGCTGGCCCTGCTGTTGGGCGGTCGCCGGCTCTCCCATCTGGATGTTCTGGACGGTGCCCGCACCTACCGCGCCGCCGCCGTCGTGCTGGCGCTGAAGGAGGGCGGCTTCCCCATCGAGGTCGACCGCCAGACCGTCCGCGACGCCGCTGGCCGTGCCACCCGCATCGCCATCTACTACATCCCCGCCGACCAGCGGGGTGACGTGCTGGCCGATGCGCGCCTCAAGGGAGTGCTGCCGTGACCAAACTCGAACGAAAACGGGGGCGCCTGAAAGGGCGCTCATCCGAGGCCAAGAGCCGTCCGGGGATGGCGCTCATCCCCGAAGAAGTCATGAACTCGCCCGCCTACCTCCGCCTGCCGATTCACGCCCGGCATCTGCTCACCGAAATTTCCACGCAGTACCGCCCCATCGGTGCCGGCAACAACGGCAGCCTGTGTCTCGCCTACGACCAGATTTTCGAGCCGCGTGGGTGGAAGCGCACCAAGTTCTACGAGTCGAAGGACACGCTGGCCGAGGCCGGCTTCATCGTGATGACCCGAAAGGGCGGCAACCGCCATGCGGGCTACTGCGCACTGGCATGGCGCAACATCGACCCGCCGCTGCCGAAGGTCGGCAGCTACGACCCCGGCATCACCATCGGCTCGCGCCCGAGCAAGCCGTGGGTGAAGTCGATTGCAGACCTCCCCTCGCTGGCAAAGAAACTCGCCGTGGCGGACGAGGCCATTACTTCCGGGTCAAAAAAACGCGGTGCCGCCACACGGCACGTTAATCCCGAAACGTGCCGCCACATGACACGTTCAGTCCCCATCGAAGCGGTGAACGTGCCGCCACACGGCACAAGGGAGCCTGTTCAGCCATCTGAAACGTGCCGCCAGCCGGCACCCTCTAAGAATCTCTGCCATGGGCAGGGTGTTTCTGCGGCGCGAGGCGGCGGGAAGGACGAGCTTGTGGTGGTCGAGTCCGAATTGGCCCACATCGCCGAAGCCAAGACCGCATGCCCGGTGTTCACGCACGGCAGCAACGTCATCCCGCTGACCGTGGCCGGGTACTTCAAACGCCCGCAGACCACGGCTGCCGAGTTCCGAGAGCTGCTCATCGTGGGCGGCATCACGCCGGAGAAGGCCGACGCCCGCATCCGCGAGGCCGCCGCCGTGGCAGGTGAGTTCGGCGCCGTCCAGTTCATGCGCAAGTTCATCGCCGACCACGACACAGCAATCCGAGAGGCACGAAAGGCCGTCCGCACCAGTGGCCGCCTCGCCTCGGCAGTCAAGAAACTCAAACTCGCCAACCCCGCCACGCCAGAAAAACTGGCCGCATGACCACCCCACACCTCAAACACACCCACAAGGAAACGCACATGACCACCACCCCGACCATCACCGCCCTGACCGCCACCGAAGCCACCAGCCTGTTCCGCGACCGCCCCGACATGGTGAAGCGCGCCGGCAACCTCGCCACCAAGCTGGCCGCGTCCGCTCGCCGGCTCACTCCGTCAGCAGTGGTGAGCTTGGCCCGGAGCCTCCATCCCGACCTGACCCTCGCAGAGGTGTTCCAGACGATGGGGGACCGGCAGGACTGGAAGCAGGTGAGTGCTTCGTGAGGTCAGCACGTCGCGGACAAGGAAGCCGGCCCCTGCTCAACAGCACGCCGGCGTTCCCCATCACCGCTCTCGACCTTCGAGGCTGGGGATTGACCGAGAAGGCTATCGCGAGGCATGGCCCTGCCTCGCGCGCTGGGCGGCTTCAGTACAGCATGGGCGGCCTCGTCATTGGGGATGTGACCTTCAGGGCCACCATCGGCAAGGAAACCGGCACGGTGACGCTGGAAAGCGACTTCCACGATGAGCTGCGCCCGACGGTAGAGGCCATCGAGCTGACGAGCATCCCGGCGCACTTCGGCGGTCGCCTGTGGTTCTTCACCTGCCCTGCCACCGGGCAGCGCGCGCGCAAGCTCTACCGCTGGCCGGGGATGGGCTTCGTTCACCGCACCGCTTCGCCCGTGCCGGGTGTGTACGCCTGCCAGCGGGAGAGCGCCATGCAACGAACCGCATCCGCCATGGCTCGCATCCGCGCCAAGCTCGGCGGCTGGCCGGGGAAGGTTGATCGCCCCGCAGATATGGACATCGGGACGTGGTGCCGCCTCTGCATCCGCCACGCGGAGCTGTACCGTCGATTCTGGAAGTTGGCCGGTCGCGGCCTGCTCAACTAGTCGATCTAGGCCCGTTCGGACTTTTCTGCACAGACCTTCCAACGCGCTGAGCTGTCACCGGCACACGTGGCGGGAGCCCGGCGCCGTCACGAGGTTGGACACTGACGGCTTGAAGGTGCGGATGACAAATCTCGCCGCATCGCCGGACGTAGAGCTTGGACTGACGAACGAGTGTCCGGCGCTGGCACGACGATGGACATTGCCAGCGCAAAGGTGAGGATGGGGATTCGCCTCACCGCCGGATAGCACATCCTAATCTGATTCGATGTCGTCGTGAGCTACCCGTTGGCCACCGACAGCGCCAATCCGTCCGGCTTGGTGAGGATGCGCAGATGGCCTTGGCCCATGAGGAACTGACGGTAGGCATTCACTGACGCTTGCCACGCGGCGTCAGCTATCTCTTTTCCGGCCGCTATCACGTTCCCGTCCTCATCGAGCAGCGCGAATCGGGCCGGCTTGCCATCGGCGGTGACGGCGGTCAACCCCTCGTAGCTGATGGCCGAGATGATGGGGGGCTTGCTCATCGGGTGCTTCCTCGCAATTGCCAGCCCTGATGGTGGCTGCCTTCACCCGGCATTGAAATATCCTGCAGGTATCAATCGAGGCATGAATTCGAGAACCGAAGCGGCCGTGAGCCGGGGCCGTCGCATTACGCGCGTAAACGTTGGCTGTGCTTCAATATCAGGCTTGTACGAGGGGATTCTTCATGCTGACCGGCGACATCCGCAACAAAGTCAACGCCATCTGGGACGCCTTCTGGGCAGGTGGTATCTCCAACCCCATGGAGGTGCTGGAACAAATCACCTACCTGCTGTTCATCCGTCGTCTGGACGACGCCCACACGCTGGAGGAATCCAAGGCGCTGGTGCTTGACAAGCCCATCGCCAAGCGCATCTTCCCCGAGGGCGAAGACCCCAAGGGGCGCCCCTACGACGACCTGCGCTGGTCGCGCTTCAAGCACTTCGCCCCGGCCGAGATGCACACGGTGGTCGGCGAGCATGTGTTTCCTTTCCTGCGCGGCATGGGCGGCGATGGTTCGACCTATGGCCTGCACATGAAGGATGCCCGTTACACCATTCCCACGGCCGGCTTGCTGGCCAAGGTGGTGGACATGCTCGACCACCTGCCGATGGAAGACCGCGACACCAAGGGCGACCTGTACGAGTACATGCTGGGCAAGATTGCCTCAGCCGGCCAGAACGGCCAGTTCCGCACGCCCCGCCACATCATCAAGTTGATGGTGGCGATGACCCAGCCCACCCCCAAGGACACCATCTGCGACCCGGCCAGTGGCACCTGTGGCTTCCTCGTGGCGGCGGGCGAATACCTGCGCGAGCAGTATCCCAACCTGTTCAACGATCCAGTCGCCCGTCAACATTTCCACCACGGCATGTTCCACGGCTACGACTTCGACAACACCATGCTGCGCATCGGCTCGATGAACATGGCGCTGCATGGGGTCGATAACCCTGACATTCGCTACAAGGACTCGCTGGCGCAAGACCATGCTGGCGACGAAGAGCGTTACAGCCTCGTCCTCGCCAACCCGCCTTTTGCCGGCAGTCTCGACTACGAGAACACCGCCAAGGACCTGCTGGCCATCGTCAAGACCAAGAAGACCGAACTGCTGTTCTTGGCCTTGTTCCTGCGACTGCTCAAGCCCGGTGGCCGCGCGGCAGTCATCGTGCCGGATGGCGTGCTGTTTGGCTCTTCCAAGGCTCACAAGGCGCTACGGCAGATGCTGGTGGAAGAACAGAAGCTGGACGGCGTGATTTCGCTGCCGGCCGGCGCCTTCAAGCCTTACGCCGGCGTCTCCACTGCCATCCTGCTGTTTACCAAGACCAACTCGGGTGGCACCGACCATGTGTGGTTCTACGACATGCTGGCCGATGGCTGGAGCCTCGACGACAAGCGCCAGCCGCTACTGGATGAGGACAAGCTCGGCCCCAACCCAGCCCAGCCTTTGAGCGAGGCCGAACATGCCAAGAACAACTTGCCCGATGCGCTCGCCCGCTGGGCACAGCGTGATGACAGCGAACGTGAACGCTCGCGCACCGCACAAAGCTTCTGTGTACCGAAGGCTGACATTGCGCAGGAGGGCTATGACCTCTCCATCAACCGTTACAAGGAAGTGGTGCATGAAACGGCCGAGCACGAGCATCCGCTGGACATTCTCGCCAAGCTGAAGCAACTCGAAGGCGAAATTCAGGAGGGCATGATTGAGCTTGAGGGGATGTTGAGGTGAGTGACTTCCATCGAATTCCAATCGCGGACCTAGTTGTGGGTGAGCGCCCCAAGCGGGCCAACCCAGATGTCACTGAAGTTTGGAACCTGAATCTTGACCAGATTGAATCGGATTCGGGACGAATTTTGGCGAGGGTGATGGTGTCGCCCAAAGCGCTTGGTCCATCCACTTATCCTTTCGAGGCCGGAACCGTGCTGTACTCAAAGCTCCGTCCATACCTCAACAAGGTCGTGGTGGCAGACAGGGATGGCTATGCTACGACCGAACTGGTCCCGCTCAAGTGTGACGCGGAAAGAGTACTACCATCGTACTTGGCGTATTTCCTTCGATCATCGGAATTCCTGAGCTTTGCAAATGCGGTTGTGGCTGGCGCCAAGATGCCGCGAATGGTGATGAGTGAGTTCTGGAAATTCAAGGTTCCACTCCCGCCACTTCCCGAACAACACCGCATCGCCGCCATCCTCGATAAGACTGACACTCTGCGCACAAGGCGCCGAGAGGTCTTGGCTCAACTCGACCGCCTCACGCAGTCAATTTTTGTGGACCTGTTTGGGGACCCTGCAAAAAACCCTAGAAGCTGGCCTACCCGTACCCTAAAAGAGCTTGGAAAAGTATCAACTGGTGGCACCCCGCCAAGCGCTCTGGATGGAATGTTTGGAGGTGACATTCCCTTTGTCACTCCGGGCGACCTTGAAAGCAATCAAGTAGTAAAGCGAAAAGTCACTGAAGCTGGTGCACAGAAAGCGGGGACCGTGAGAGCCGGGGCATCACTAGTCTGCTGCATTGGGGCAACCATTGGAAAGATGGGGCTAGCCACTGTTCGCAGCTCATTCAACCAACAATTGAATGCCGTGGAGTGGTTTTCTGACGCGATGGATGACCAATATGGGCTGGCAGCTCTTCGATTCTTCAAGCCAACCATCATTGCATGGGGAGCCTCAACCACACTTCCCATTCTGAAGAAATCCAGTTTTGAGAAGGTATCGATTCCGGTGCCACCACTTGAGCTACAACAAGAGTTTGCACGTCGATCGCGCTCTGTTACGAAGCTTGGTGAAAGGTTGCGTGTGGCACAGGAGGTTGAATCAACCCTGTTCGATGCACTTCAAGACCGCGCTTTTCAAGGAGCTCTCTAGATGCGTGGCGAGTTCATTGGGGTTTGGTCTGAAACGTGGGAGACCATTTGGCGCCCACTGACAGAGGCAGAGGATGTACCCTCAGATGTGTATTGCGACCTGTATCGAGAGCTTGCGAACGCCCTTGCTGAGGCGCCAAGTATTGAAGACCTTGCCGACATCATCGACGACCCGATGCAAAGCCGTCAGGCGCTCATCGATTCAGGCGGCACCCAGTTCGCTAGCGAAAAAGCATTGGTTCGCTTCTTTGAAGCCGCTCACAGCGTGTTGGATGACCTACAAGGGGACGAACTCGCCAATCGCTACTTCGGTTTGCTGACCGAGTTCATCGAGAAATACAGCCTCGGCTATTCGCTACGGCGCCCTTGCGCGCTCAGCCCCACTTTGCCCGGCATGTTCGCCGATGTGGCCAGCGCCCTGAAGCGACTGGCCAGCACCGACGCGCACCTCGCTGCGCTGTACCACGCCCATGAAGAGGCCGTGCGAGACCTGCGGTTCGGCGCCACGGAAGCGCGCATCAAGACCTGCATCAACAAGCAGTTCATGTTGCTGGAGGCGATTGCCTCGGTGGCCGGAGGCGCAGGCGGCCGGACGCTTGGGGAGATGTGCAATCAACTGACGACTTGGCCGCACGCGACCATCAAAGAGTCGCTGAAGCGCCTGTACGGCTTTGCCTCCGACTATCCGGGCATTCGGCATGCCGGCAACCCAGCCGGACAGCTTCGCTGCATGGAGACCCGCGACTTGGCTTCGCTGTCCATCCTGCTACTGGGCTACTCGCCCTACCTGACGGCCGCGCTGGAGACCAACCTTGTGTCTCTGGTGGCGCCCGAGCCGGGCCATGGAGCCGCCCCGTAGCTTGTAGTTGCTGCAGCATTGCTTTTGCAGATATTGAAGAACTCGAATCGACAAGCTCGCCGACTTTGAACCTGTTAAGTTATTGTTTTTATTTGAAATAAATTCATATTCTTGCGGATGTCCCACCATCCGTTTGCAGATGTGTCAGACTGCCTGAGCTCCCGTTGGGTACACGGACATGCCAGCCTTCCATCATCACGACCTCTGCCTGCTGAACCCCGCGTTCGACTCCCCGCTGGTCGATGTGGTGACGGAGCTTGAGCACCTGCGTCGCCTGCGATTGGGGGGCAGCACCCCGGCGCCGGTCTTCTTCCAGCTCAAGCACATCTTCCACATGCTGGAGAGCTTGGGATCGGCTCGCATCGAGGGCAATCACACCACGCTGGCCGACTACGTGGAAAGCCGGCTGGAGGCCAAGCCCGCCAAGCTGAGCGACCAACTGCGCGAGATGGCCAACATCGAGGAGGCCATGAGCTTCATCGAAGAGCACTTCGAGCCGGGTCAGGATGTCACGGAGCACTTCATCCGTGAGCTGCACGCCATGACGGTGCAAGGGCTGGAACGGGAAGGGGACGCCACCCCCGGCGCCTATCGGCAGGGGTCGGTCAAGATTTCTCAGTCCGAGCATCTGCCGCCCGAGGCGGTGACCGTGCCGCAGTACATGGCGGAGCTGGTCCAGTTCATCAACCGGCCGGACCCGGCGAAGTACGACCTCATCAAGGTGGCCTTGGCCCACCATCGCTTCGCGTGGGTTCACCCCTTTGGCAATGGCAATGGCCGGGCCGTGCGCCTGCTTACCTACACGCTGCTCATCAAGTACGGCTTCAACGTGAAGGCAGGTGGCCGAGTGCTCAACCCCACCGCCGTGTTCTGCAACGACCGGGACCAGTACTACGCCATGCTGGGCAAGGCAGACACCGGCACGCCGGAAGGACGCGAGGCATGGTGCGTGTACGTGCTCAGCGGCATGCTGGACGAGCTACGCAAGGTAGACCAACTGACCGATGCGACCTACCTCATCGAGCGCATTCTGACCCCGGCGCTGCGTTATGCCCGCGAGCGCGAGCTGGTCACCCCGATGGAAGAGCGCGTCCTGCTGGAAACGGCGCGACAGGGCATCGCCAAGGCCAGCGACTTGAAGGGTGCTATGCCCGAGTTGACCGAGCGCCAGCGGACCTACCAGATCGGCAAGCTGGTGGAGCGGGGCATGTTGGCCCCCATTCGCGAGGGTGCGCGGCAGTACACGGTGGGCTTCGCCAACAACTTCTTGATTCGCGGTGTAATCCGGGCGCTCTCCAACGAAGGCTTCATTCCAGACACATTGAACCGGCCGCGATAGGCTAGGCAGGCAGGGGGGCACAACAATGAGCAACTTCAGCTTTCTGCGTGCCGAGTGGGGTTTTCTGCACGAGGCCGCGCACAGGGCCGAGCAGGCGGTCTACAACGACCCGCGTACCGCCTGCTTCTATGCCCGCAGGAGCTTGGAGCTTGGGGTCGCATGGCTCTACGCCCATGACAAAGCGTTCAAGGTGCCGTACCAAGACAACCTGAGCGCCTTCATCTTCGAACCCAGCTTCCGCCAGCAGGTGGGCGAAGCGCTGTTCACCAAGGCCAAGCTCATCAAAGACCTTGGCAATATGGCGGTGCATAGCCAGAAGAAGGTGCTGGAGAGCGATGCACTCTCGGCGACCCGCGAGCTGTTTCACTTCTGCTTCTGGCTGGCTCGCCACTACGGTCGCACCGCCAGACCAGACCCCAGCCTGAGCTTTTCCCCGGCGCAGATTCCCAAGGCCGCTGCAGCATCTGCACTGACCCAGCCGCAACTACAGAAGCTGGCCGACGAGCTGGCTGAGCGCAATGAGGCGCTGGCGACACTTCGCAACGAGAAGGCGACGCTGGATGCCGAATTACAGCAACTGCGCGCCGAGGTGGCCGCAGCCAAGCAGGCGAACGCCGCCGAACCGGACACGCACGACTATTCCGAGGCCGAAACCCGCAAGTCCTACATTGACCTGCTGCTCCGCGAAGCCGGCTGGAACCTCAACCCAGCCAAGAACTTCGAAGTCGAAGTGACCGGCATGCCCAATGCCGAGAACACGGGCTATGTGGACTACGTGTTCTGGGGCGACGACGGCAAACCTCTGATGCTGGTGGAGGCCAAGCGCACCACCCGCAGCCCCAAGGTCGGGCAGCAGCAGGCCAAGCTGTATGCCGACTGCTTGGAGAAGATGTACGGCCAGCGGCCCATCATCTTCTACTCCAACGGGTATGAGCACTGGATATGGGACGACCATTCCTACCCGCCACGGGCCGTGCAGGGCTTCTACAAGAAGGACGAACTGGAGCTGTTGATTCAGCGCCGCAGCAGCCGCAAGAAACTGGCCGAGGCTGTCATCGACCCAGCCATCGTCGAGCGCTACTACCAGACCCGCGCCGTCCGTCGCGTCGGCGAAACTCTTGAGGTGGACAACCAGCGCAAGTCCTTGCTGGTAATGGCGACCGGTTCCGGCAAGACGCGTACGGTCATCGCCTTGGTCGACGTGCTCATGCGCAGCAACTGGACGAAGCGCGTGCTGTTTCTTGCCGACCGCGTAGCTCTTGTCAATCAGGCCGTCACGGCCTTCAAGAAGCATCTGCCGGACGCAGCGCCGGTCAACTTGGTCACCGACAAGAACACCGAGGGCCGGGTCTTCGTTTCGACCTACCCCACGATGATGGGCCTCATCGGCGAAGCCCAAGATGGCCAACGGCGCTTCGGGGTGGGTCACTTCGACCTCATCGTCATCGACGAGGCGCACCGCTCGGTCTACCAGAAGTACAGGGCCATCTTCGACTACTTCGACAGCCTGCTGGTGGGCCTGACCGCCACTCCCAAGGACGAGATCGACAAGAACACCTATGGCCTGTTCGACCTTGAAACCGGCGTGCCGACCGACGCCTACACCTTGGAGCAGGCCATTGCCGATAAGCACTTGGTCAGGCCCGTGCCGATTTCAGTGCCACTGAAGTTCCAGCGCGAAGGCATCAAATACAACGACCTGACCGATGAGGAGAAGGAGCAGTGGGATGCGCTCGACTGGAACGAGGAGGGCACGATTCCCGACGAGGTGGACCCTGCCGAGCTGAACCAATGGCTGTTCAACACCGACACCGTAGACAAGGTGCTCGAACTGCTGATGACCAAGGGCCACAAGGTGGCTGGCGGTGACCGGCTTGGCAAGACCATCATCTTCGCGAAGAACAACGACCACGCCGACTTCATCGCTGAACGCTTCAACACCAACTATCCGCAGTACAAGGGCCACTTCGCCCGCGTGGTGACCTACAAGACCGAGTACGCCCAGAGCCTCATCGACGACTTCTCGAAGAAGGACAAGATGCCGCACATCGCCATCTCGGTCGACATGCTGGACACCGGGATTGATGTGCCGGAAGTGGTCAATCTGGTCTTCTTCAAGATCGTCCGTTCGAAGACCAAGTTCTGGCAGATGGTCGGGCGAGGCACCCGTCTATGCGAAGACCTGTTCGGCCCCGGCGAGCACAAGCAGGATTTCTACATCTTCGACTTCTGCGGCAACCTCGAATTTTTCAGCCAGAACCCGGACTTCTCTGAAGGCTCGACAACCGAGTCGCTGTCCACGCGGCTGTTCAAAGCGCGGCTGCAGGTCGTTCTTGAACTCGACGGGAGACTCAAGCAGGCCGCGCGTGTAGGCGAGAGTGACCCGCCACCCTATGGCGACCACCTGACCGAGGGGCAACTGCGCACCGACATCGCCAAGATGCTGCACGACAGGGTCTTGGCGATGAACGTGGACAACTTCGTCGTGCGACCGCAGCGCCGCTACGTCGAGAAGTTCGCCAGTGCCGAGGTGTGGACTCAGCTCGGCGCCGACGAGGTTGAGGAGCTGAATACCAAGCTGGCGGACCTGCCCTCGACCCTCACCGATGACGATGAAGAAGCCAAGCGCTTCGACATGCTTGTGCTGCGCGCCCAGTTGGCCATCCTGCAGGCCAAGCCCGAGTTCACATCGCTGCGGGAGAGGATTCAACGCATCGCCATCGAACTGGAGGGGCAGATGGCCATCCCGGCCATCAAGGCCGAGGCGGTACTGATTCAGGCCCTGACCAGCGACGAATGGTGGGAGGGCGTCACCGTACCCATGATGGAAACGGTGCGCAGGCGTCTTCGTGCGCTCATCAAGCTCATTCCCAAGGGGCAGAAGAAGGTCGTCTACACCGATTTTCAGGATGAGCTGGGTGAGACCTCCGTCATCGACCTGCCACAGGTGACTTCCGGCCTGAACATGAGCAAGTTCAAGGACAAGGCCCGCGCCTTCCTGAAGGCCCACGAGTCGCACCTGTCACTGCAACGTCTCCGACGCAACCAGCCGCTCACGGCAACCGACTTGGACGAGCTGGAGAAGATGCTGCTGGCGGCTGGCGGCACCCCTGCGCTCATCACTGAGGCCAAGGAGCAATGCCATGGACTGGGCCTCTTCGTGCGTTCCTTGGTCGGCTTGGACCAAGAGGCTGCCATGCAAGCCTTCAGCGAGTTCATCAGCGGCACCACGGCTACGCCAAATCAGATCGAATTTATCAACCTCGTCGTGCAGGAACTGACTCAGACCGGCGTGGTGGAACCAGACCGATTGTTCCAGTCTCCATTCACCGACGTGAGCTCCCAAGGACCACTGGGGGTCTTTCCTCCGGCCACGGTGAGCCGGCTTGTCGGGGTGCTGACACAGATTCGGGAACGTGCGGTGGCGTGAAAAGAGCAAGGTCCAAGCGGAGTCGCAGGCTGAGGGCACTATTGAGGCATCTGAGAACTGCCGCCCAAGCCCCTCACGCCTTGGGTCGGTGGCCGGGTGGCTGCGCAGTGATTCCGCTATCCCTGAGTGGCGCGAACACCCCGGAGCGCGCTGCTGAACTACCTGCGCCATGTGCTGTCGCAATGAGCGCGACACAGGCGATCAATGCTGGCGCCGCACGGCGTAGTCACGCCGACATGAGACAAGCCTTGATTCATCTGCTATATGGACCGGATGACCAACCCGGCAACTGAGGGGATGCCGTGACTGACCAGCCCACGCACGACGACGATCAGGCACAGCCCGACTACGGGACGTTCTTGTGCGCTCGCTTCGCGGGCGGGCGCTTCGATTCGCACGCCATCCCCTTTGATGTGCTGCCTGATCTAGCCGCATACCGCAGCCTGCTTGTTGAAGTCGCGAAGATGCTATTCAAGCGGCGGCACAACAACCGGGTTCGCGTGCCAAAGGGATTTGAGGACTCGTTTCAGATCGGACTGGTGCGCGTTGAAGGCGGCCATAGCGCCGTGGCCGTGGGTGTTCGACTCCCGCCGCGCCAGCCAGCTCCGCAGGGCGATCTAGGCTTCCCCGCCTACGAGGAATTCGAGGAGGCCAAGACGTATGTGGATGACCTCATTCGCCGAGTGCAAACCACTGGCGAGATACCGGACGACTTCCCGACTGAGCTTGCCGGTCGCTTTAATCCTTTTGGCCAGAGCCTTCAGCCCGACGAGTACATTGAACTTGGCTACGACACGCCGAACCCCGTTCGCTACGACACGTTCATTCGCAAGCGAATCGTGTTGTCGCGCGAAAAGACCTACGAGAACGCCGTCAATGCAGTATTCACGCTAAATGGCGGTGTCGCAAACACGGGCACCATCCACGTTCTTGACGAAACAGGCTCACCTTTCGACTTCCGCCCGTTGTCTGAGTTTGAGTTTCAGAAGGCGTACACGCGACCGACCCAGCGAGTGCGCCTCATTGGTACTGGCCTCTATGATCGTTCCGAGCGATTGCGCCGCCTGCTAGACGTGAGCATCGTCTATAACGACGATGAGCCACGTCAGCCTTTCGATGAGCGCCTAGATGAAATCGCGCTGGCCCAAGAAAGTTGGTATGCGCCGGGCAACCCTGCCCCCTCACAGGCTGCGGTTGAAGCGATGCGCAACTTTGTAAGGCTCGCCGTGCTGGAAGTCGGCGCGCACGCGCCCTATCTGTATCCGCTCCCTGAAGGCGGCGTCGCCGCCGAGTGGACGATGGGTGCATGGGAAGCCAGCGCAAACATCGCGCCCGAGGGGGCGAGCATTGAACTCCACGCGATCAATACCGAATCAATGCAGGAATTGCGGGACGAGCTGGCAGCCGATGCGGTTGACCTAACTGCTCGTTTCAGCACTTTCTGGGATGCAATAACCACCGACACGGGGAACGGTGATGCCGGTAGCTGTGGACAATAAACTCGCCGCATCAGAGGAACTTCTGATGCGGCAGGTACACCCAAACATGATGCAGGAGGGGCGGCTGTGGTCGGGTGCTTTCACGCCGACAGCAGCGGACAACGGCCTGCTTTCCGCCGACCGTGACTCGATCATTTCGCCGAAGGAAGCCTACGAACGCTACTTGAAGCTGAAGGCGCTGACTCAGGCTGGCGGCTCGTGGGGAGTAAGCATCAACGAGTTCAAGACAATGGGCCTTGTCTGCTACTTCGATCCCATCCCCGATAACGATGCGCATGTCCTCGTGGACTTCGCTGCTCACGGTGCAGACAAGGAGAAGGGGCTGGGCAAGCTTGCCTATGCCAAGGCGAGTGCCCGAGGCCGCCTCTATCCTTAGTAGCCCATGTGCCGAGTGCTCCTCGCTGGAGCGCCGCCACCTCTGGACGGCCGGATGTGGCCGAGGGCGGGGCGCTGGTACTTCGCCGGCTGCAAACACCTTCGGATAGTCGAAGGAAGAAGTGCAGAAGTGTTTGTTCTAATGGAGGCTTGACGTGAGAAAGCAGACAACCGAGCCATCGGTCACTGCGGATGGACGTGCCTCGGTAGATGCTGCCGATGATGGCGGTTGGGAAAGGTGGCGTACGCTGACAACTGAAGCCCACGTACGCTTCCACGATAACCTTCTCGCCAGTCGGGCGAAATTTCCCGGTTTGGCGGACTACGGCACATTGGAGCGTGTCCAAGCTGCGCGCGGCACTTTTGCTTGGTGGTGGGGTGCAGCTGGTGAGATACAGGAAACCATCAACTCGGTGAATTCTTAGTGCATGCACCTGCACGCGTGGGGCGCGTGGAACCTAGTTGTCGACTCCTATGAGGTCGAAGACGACAAATGGGAGGTTCTCAGTCATTTTGTCGAACCGGTGGCATTCTTCTGCATGCTTCAACCCAGCAGTATCGCTGACCGGCTGACGGTGGCTGCCGAGACACTCCTACATCAGGCCAACTGCCGTGTATCCCCAGATGAGCCAGATCGGCTGGACCAAGACCGTCTGAAACCCGGGCAGACCCTCCGACGTTCGGATCGACGAAAGCAGCTCAACCGGCTTGGCAAACATTGGGCGAATTTCGGTGCGTTCAGGGATGCTCTTAGCGCGATAGATGGCCGTGACTATCGGAATGTCACCCGCAATTTTCGCGACCTGTCTGTCCACTCATTTGCGCCTCGGCTCATGATCGGCCAAGTCGTTCGCGCAATCCGTTCGATTGTTCCTTGGCAAGAAATGTCAGCACAACCGGACGGCACGTATTTGCCCGTGGAGCACCCGACCCGGAAGGGGGTGCAGTACGTGGCGCAAGCCATGGAACCCCTGCATCTCGATGCCACTCGCGCAGCCAACCTTGCCGAGTATCACAAGGCGCTGACTGCCATGAGGGCGTTTGCGGCGTTGATCGACGAACTATGCGTTCGCATGGATGCGCTTCCACAGCACGGGCCGGAAACCAAGTGAACGTCCGCTTGCCTCTCCGATCACGCCTGCGACTCAGCTCGATCTCAGTTCTGGTTAGCCGTGACGGACCTAACAATTCAAGCCGAAGCGGAGCTAATTCTATAGGGTGCACGATATGGATGACACTGAACTCAAGCGCCTCCTGAATCAATTCGGTTCCATGCGCCACGTCCAAGACATGGTATCTCAGCAGAACGGCATTATGGCCGCACTGGAAGGTAGTCAACGATTGCGTGACTTTGCGATGCCCGGCTCCGCAATCCAACGGCTGATCGATGAGCAGCAGGAGCATTTCGGCGCACTCTCGCGCATCGGCGATAGCTTCGCTAGACAGTTCAGCCAGATGCAGTCGATAGTCGATTCGATGAAGCCGTCGCTCACGTTTGGCGAGGTCCTCAGGACGTACACCGATCGCGCAGCCACGGTGGCACGACTCGTAGGTGATATGCGCGCCCCTTACGAGTCAGTGCGCAAGTTGTTGTTACCTCACCATTCGCAAATCGGCGAGGTCATTAAGCTCTCCTCGGCCACCTCGGTTGCAGAGTGGCTGTCAGCCTACACGCTCGATCAGGCGCCTAGCATCGAGCTTTCGTCCGAAGAGCTTGACGAACAGCTTGTCGAACTAAGCGTAGTGCTCGCGGACGTGCGTGCTGCCGAAGCCGAAGGCAACGGTGGGCTAACTTGGGAGCAGTGGCTTGCACTCGCTAGCGCAATCATGGCCATCTTGATGTTCTGGTATCAATTGCGCGATTCGGAAGCGATGGAGAAACGCCTTTCCGATGCGATCGCAGCTGGCGATTCTCGGATTGAAGCGCGCATCGAGGCACATGCCCGAGTAACGGACGCAAGACTAGCCGAGCTCACTACAGCCATCGAGGAACTGAAACCGGGCCGCCATGGCCCTTCCGCCTCTCAGTACGCCGTCATTGTCGACATCCTGCGAGTTCGCGCGAAGCCCGAAGGCGCAGAAATCGCGCAGACTCACGCAAATCAGATCGTCACGGTCACGGGCCAGCGAGGGCGCTGGCTTCGCGTCAGGTATTACGATTACCAAGACGCGCGCCTCGTCGAGGGATGGTGCCGAAAGCACCACCTTCAGCTGATAGAGCGTGTAGAAGCGCAGTAATCAGCGGCCGAAACGACGCGCGAGCGTTACCGAGCCAGCCTCATTTGGTTCACCGTCCAGCCGATGCCCCGCTGCGCTGGCGCCCGGTCTCCTCGGGGTGGCCGGAAGTGGCCGAGCGCAGGGGGCGATTTGGGGCGAGGGGCGGGCTATCGGGCGCAAGACCGCTCGCGTGGAGGGTGGTTGCCCTATTCCCTTGCTGACGCCGCCGACGCCTCGACAACCACTTGGGGGTACATGACTTGGGGGTACGGAGATCGAGAACCCCTGCCCTACCCTTGGGCGTACCCCCAAACTTGGGGTAGCATCCGTGACGCCGAAGTGTGTCCAGTGACGGAAGGAGAACAAAAAACCCCAGCTTTTCCCGGGGTTTAGTGCGCCAAGTGATCTACAACTTGGCTTATGTGGTGGGCCCACCAGGATTCGAACCTGGAACCAAAGGATTATGAGTCAAAGATTTGCCGTCTACCACCGTCGATGACAGTCTCAACCCGTGAGCCATCCCACTGATTTTATTGGGGTGATGCTCTGGTGGCGTACATCACCGTCCACCACGAGAAACCAGCAAACGGGCACCAGACGGGCACCAGATGGGAAGCATGATCACGACGCGCAGCATTGCTGCAATGAAGGCAGGCGAATGGGCGGCAGATCCCGCCGCTAAGGGCGCGGGGCGCCTGCAGGCACGCAAGCTGCAAGGCGGACAGGTGGCGTTCTACTACCGCTACACGGCCCCCGACGGAACAAGGCCAAGGATGCCGCTGGGGACAGGGCTGACGCTGGCCGAAGCACGGTTGCAGGCCGCCGAGCTATCTAGACGTTACCAGGCCGGGGATCGCGACCTTCGCGTGGCACTCGATGAAGAACACGCCGCGGCCGAGCGCGCCAAATGCGACGCTGAGGCCGCGCGCGCGCAGGCGGCGCATGCCACATTGGGCGCCCTTCTCGATGCCTATGTGCAGCACTTGAAGGACAACGGCAAGCAGAGCGCAGTATCGGTGGAGAACGCCATCAGGCTCCACGTGAAGGGACCGTTCCCCGAGCTGTGGGCGGCGGCAGCCAACGCTCTGCAGCTGGACGACCTCCTTCCTATCCTGTCGCGAATGGTGCGGGCTAAGAAGCTGCGCGAAGCCGGAAAGATCCGGTCGTATCTGCGGGCGGCATACTCCGCCGCGATCCGCGCGCGCCAGGATGCCGCGTCGTCCGATGACCTGCGAGCCTTGGGAATTTCCGCGAACCCTGCCCGCGACTTGGCGACAATCGAAGGCGGAAACAACGCGAGGAAGCGCGCTCTGTCGCTGGCCGAGCTGAGGGCATACTGGCAGCGTATCGAGCACCGGACGGGGCCTCGTGGCGCGCTACTCCGGTTCCATCTGCTCAGTGGAGGGCAGCGCATCTTGCAGATGGGGCGGCTTCAAGTCCATCAGCTGGACCGCGACCGGGAGACCGTTTGCATTCTGGACATCAAGGGGCGGAGGAAGCAGCCTAGGGAGCACTTCGTGCCTCTGCTACCGGCTGCGCTCGATGCCATCGACACCATGCGCGGCGCCTGCCTTGGGCCGTACCTCGTGACGGTATGCGAAGGGATCGCGCCTGCCGGCTACGACGTGCTGCGTAGTGCAATCAAGGAAGTCGTGGAGGAGATGCTGGAAGCCGACGAGTTGCCCGGAGGACGATTCACCCCTGGGGACATTCGGCGGACCGTAGAGACGCGGCTTGCAGCCGGAGGACAGAACGACGAGGCGCGAGGGCAATTGCAGTCCCACGGCCTTGGTGGCGTGCAGAACCGGCACTACAACCACCACCGCTACGATGCGGAGAAGCGGGCAGCTCTCGACAAGCTCTACGAGTTGCTGACAGCGCCGTCCGCGACAGTCACGCCGATTGCAGGCGGACGGCGGGCGGGTTGAACGAGGGCAAGGCTACGCTGCATCGTCAGGATTCCAGCGCGCGACCATGGCCCTAAAGCGCGCGGCTTCGGTGCGGAGCCTTGTGGCGCCTCGTTCACGCTGCCGCATGGCCCGCCAATCACCGGACCTGTCATTGACCAGCGCGCGGGCCTGCTGCTCCAAAGCTTCCGCCCGGCGAGCAGCCCACCGGGCCTTTCCAAGGTTTTTCATGCAGGCATCCTGAATATGGGTCATCGCATGCGCCGAGATAGCGGCAACAGCGGCTAAATGGCGCCAGCTGCCCCCGCGTCCTTGCGGGGGCCCGGCGGGTTCTGCCTAGGCTGCGGTAGCCGGCGGCCGGTGCTGGCTGGTACATAGTGCGCCTACCGGCCGTGCCGCGGCAGTAGGACAAGATCGCGCCGATGGGTCGGAAAACTACTGGTGCCCCTACTCCGGGTGGTAGCGGCCGAGTGCGACGTGCAGCAGCTCGTGCCCGAGCGTCAGCGTCGCGGCATCATCCACCCGGGCCGGCGGCAGCGTGTATATCACCGGCCGCCCGGCACCATCCACGCCCGCGAAGCCGTGGAGCTTGTCGGCCTCCGCGAGCGGCATGCCCGCATCGGCGTAGACGCGGCGCAGCTCGTCGCGGTCCACTACGTGCCATTTGATTGCCGGCAGCTGGTACACCTGCCCCGGCCGCGGCGTCGGCTCGATGCTCTGGGCACAGCCGACCAGCCCGGCGGCCAGCGCCAGGAGGAAGATTCGCTTCATGGGTTCTATCCTCAGTAGCCGGTCACGTCGATCACCATGGAACCAGGCGATCCGGTGTAGCGGTCGATGATGTCGTAGGGCGGCTGGGGCGCCCCATCGTTGATGAAGATGTTGGCCTGCGGCCACACGGTCACCTGCTGGCCTTCGATCTTCGCCACGGTCTGATACGTCCGGTAGATGCCGGCGGCCTGGTCGGTGAACTCGCGGTAGTAGCCTCCGGGCATGTTCACCGCGGGCAGCCGGCCAGCCGGCAATGTGATCTGCTTCCAGGGCGGCTCGAAGATCACACCACTGTCAAAGTAGATTTCCCCGTCGTAGGGTTCGTCGAACAGCGCACCTTCGACCTGGCACAGCTTCTCGTTCGAGTTGAAGGCGCAGACGCCGGCCGCCGTGTAGAGCTTCATCCCGAACGAACCTCCCGCGGACTCGTCAGGCATGTCGAAGTGGTACACATCGAACGCCATGCCAGCCGTACTGCCGCCGCCAAGACCGCCCGAGCCCATCACCCACACGCGCGCCGTGATCGTTCCCGCGCCCGGCAGATAGGTGAGCATGAACCAGCGCGCGGCGCCGCCGGCAGCCTGGGGGCGGACGAACAGCACCGGAGCCGTGCAGTTGGTCACGGAGAACTCGACGTAGCGGTTCGCGCCGGCGCCAGCTGGCACGGTGACCGAGTAGCGCCGTTTGAACTGTATCGCCGGCACGTCCGCGCTGATGAGCAGGCTGCCGTAGCTGTTGATGATCTCGAGCCCGGCCGCCATCAGAACACCACAACGTTCATTTTCATGGAGGGATCACGCTCACCCGGCGGGACCGAGCCATAGTTCCACTCGACACGCTTGGTCGACTTGTTGACCGTCACGGCGGGGTTCTTGTACTGCGCCGAGCCGGAGCCCTGCAGCACCGGCACGACGTTGTTGGCCCCGGCGATGACATCGTTCTGCACCGCGCCCGTGGACGCAGTGCCGACGGATACGGTCAGCACCTTGTAGGCCCGGGTGCCCAGGGTGAGGATCGGCAGCCCGTCCGGGCCATAGAACTCGGCTTTCGCGTCGGCCATCACCACATCCCCCAGCGCGAACGGACAACGCCGCCGGCATCCTTCAGCGTCAGCAGCGTGTTCGTGATCTCCATGGAGCCGCTACCGCTCACCGCGCCGCGGATAATCGTCGTCCCGGACGTCGTCTTGCATTCGATGCAGTTGGCCTGCGTACACGCGGCAACACCGATGTTCGGGCCGAACCACTCCATGAGGTCGCCGTTTGCCCCGAATCCGTTGCCGATGATCTTCTGGAACCCGCTCTTCCAGACCCTGAAGTAGCCGTCCCGGTACTCCGTTCCATCGACTCCGGCAGGCGACATGATCCGGAACACATGGGCGGCAACGTTGAATTCACTGATGATGCCGTTGTTGATCGACTGCACGCCGCTGATGACATTGCCGACGGTCAGGTATACGCCCCAGGTGGCTTTCGCCTGGGTGATGCCAAGCTCGTTCACGGACACGCGCGCGTCCAGCGCCGTGGTCGCATTAGCGTTGGTGGTGACCCTGCCATCGAGCGTAGTAATGGACGACTGCACGCTCACCAGCTGCTGGCTATGCGACGTGAGCGTGTTCCCCTGGCTGGTCTGCGTCGTCTGCAGGTTGCTGATCGCTGTGCCCTGGGCTGTCTGAGTCCCCTCGACATTGCCGACTCGGCCAGTCAGGACGGTGACCCGCTGCGCCTCGGTCGTCACCCGTCCATCTACAAGGTCGACGCGGGTATTGGTCTGGACAATCGCTGAGGCATTTGCGCCAGCAAGGACGCCAGCTTGCTTGGCAAGCTCCAGGTTATTGGCGTCGATGGCATTGAGCAGCGCCTGCCGCTTCTCATAGACCGCGAGCCATAGCTCACGCCACTTCTGCCCGGCCTTGGCGGTCAGATCACCCCTGATCCGAATTCCGACTCGGAATCGCCCACGCAGCGCGATTGATGCGGACATCTGCCCGAGCGCATCCAAGCCAACACTTGACCTACCGCCAATCGACCTGCTGCGAGAAAGCTGACCACCAGCTGCAAACTGCACAGCAGTGGCGCCATGAATGCTGCGCGTCGGGGTCAACGAAGCTAGCGAGTTGAAGCCGAGCACAGCCGCGCCGCTGAGACTCACTACACCAGAAAGGACACCTACCATGCCGAACGACAGGGTGGCATGCCCGATTGTTCCGGCAGGCGTCAGCGAGCCGGCCAGCGCGAAGGAAAGCCAGGACTGGCCTACCAGCGGCACAAGCGGCTGCGCAGCACCTCCAGCAGCCACGCCAAGCGAAGTGGAGCCAACAACGTCGTAGTAGCGCGGCCCGTTCGCGCCCAACGCCCGCACGCTGCCGCCCGGCAGGCGACGGCGCGCACCGTTCGGCAGGATGCGGAACACGGTCATTGGACGGGAGCCTCGCTTTCAGCGTGCAGGTCGGCAACGTACTGCTTGATCAGCTTCACGACTTCCATCCCGGTTATCGTCTTACCGTCGATCTCGAAACTACGCTGGGCGAAATCGCCCACGGTCTCGCCAATCGTCCCGAGGGGGTCCATCCGCTCGAATTCATCGTCCCAGTACTCGAGTCGATGCAGTTCCATAGAGATGGACCCGGCAGCGGTATCAACCGGGTTTGCTCGGATGCGGATGTCGGCTGCGTAGACTTCGCGCCTGATATGTACGTTCTGCCGTTCTTCGATGGTGATTGCCATGGTCGTCTCAGATTTATGGCGCGAATGCGCCGCGCCAGACGCGCTTAGCAGCGCGGGTGGTTTGGGTGGCGGCGTCGCGTATTTCTACGAGCACCCTCCCACTTTGTGACACGCTGAATGAAACACTGCGCCCACCGAATGAGCTAAGCGCCAACCATGTACCAAAGGTGCCAGTCGCAGTGCCCGCCTCCAGCGTAAAGCGCACGTCATACGAGCTTCCCGGCGTCTCGGTGTCGGTGGCTGTGTACCAAATTCCAGGGATGTAGGTGTCCTGTCCGGCGTTGTTCCTGTAGTAGCAACGTCCATCCCTCGCCAAGTAGAAAGCGCAGTTGCCAGAGGCAACGGGGATCTCGAAGTCAATCAGCTTCACGAGAGCTTTTGACGTGACAGATCCAATTATTCCGACGCTGAACACTATGTGCTCCCCAGGTCGCCAAACAGCAGCCATTCGTTGAGGCCCGTACGCTTCAGTCCCCACGGTGCGTTCTGTCCGTCCGTCGTCGCCGTGCGATTTGAGCGCTTTCGCAGCGTTACGCCTGGGCCAGCAACAAACGTCACCGCCCCAGCGCCCCACTGGGCGCCTTCCAGCTGGATGTCGTCAGGCCACGCCACGGACGACTGTGGCGGGATAGTGATCGTCTGCGCGGTCGCGTTGTTGCAGCGATTGAAGCGGTTCATGTTCGACAGCCCGAGCGTGGCCGCAGAGCCCGAGATCTCGACCGATGCAGCACCGCCGCTTTCCAACGTTAGTTGGCCGCTGTTCAACGACAACCGCATGCCGCTGCCTTGGACGATCTTCCCGAGCACGTAGCCGGCAATCTTTGCCGCGGGCAAGCGCCACCAGCTGTTCGGGACAGGAGACTCCGCTGCAGGATTCCCGTCAGGCCGTTCGATCTCCAGCATGTCGGTGTCGGCCAGCATTGGCACCTCGTCCATGCTGCCGATGCTGTATGCAGTCTCGTCTGCCATGCCGCACCTCAGGCCGGTTCCGCGGTGGAAACGCTGCCGGTGAGGTCACCGGGCTTGAAGCGAAGCTCTTGGCCAACCGTCACTGTGACCGGGTTCACCAGCTTCCCGCGCAGCAGGACCTTGCCAGCTCCAGTAGCCGCGTTGCCGATGGTGAAGTGGGTCAGAATCGAACCCGCGCCGCCCATCGCCTCGCCGAACTCGATGGACCCGCCGTTCTCGAAGTCCGCTCCGCTCGCGTCCCACGAAGCCGGGGCCACCAGCTTGCGGGCATAGCCGCCGTAGGTTGCCTCGCTGGTGGTCTGGTTGCCCGCCGGACCTGTATCTGCCGTGTGCAGTGCGATGTAGGTGGGCCCGAAGGTCTGGGACTTGAACACCGCGATGAGCAGGTCGTTCGCAAAGGCAGTAGATGCGCTCATTTCTTCTCCTTGATGGTGATGGCATACGTCCCACCGACCACGAGCGCTTGCGCCTCGCTTGCGGGAACGTGAATGTTGAATGGCAGTCCGGATGTGGACGGGAGCGGGCTGAACTGCAACATGATCTGGCCCGGGGTCGTCGCCATCTCGGCTTTCCCCTGGAGGGTCATCTGGATCGTCTTCATGGGGCTCTCAGGTCAAATAGGTGACGCCGCTTGGGTCGTCCCAGCGGGTCGGAAGGGTCAGGGTTTCCATGTATTCGGCCAGGGCATCTAGCGCGTCGTTGTAGGCGGTCTTTTCGTCGACTACTTCGGACAGATCGGCCTGAGCATTGATGCCATCGCGCTCGCCCATAACGGCGGCGAAGTCGATCCGTAGCTGCGGCTTTTCGACGGGTGAGATGATCTCGTCGTCGTCAATCGCATCGATTCGCTTGCGCTCTGCTGCTACCGCTGCCTCGCGTGCGGAACGCTCCTCCCTAAGCTTCTGTTCTTGCTCCTCGGCCTTTTCCTCGATCTCCTTGGCTCGATCCTCCGCTTCCTTCGCGTCCCCCTCGAATCTGAGCCGGTTTGCCTCATCGATCTGGCGCTGTAGCTCGATCAGCTTCGCGGTCACGTCCTCGGGATCGAGGCCTTCGATGATTTCGCCAAGGTTTGGGCCCAGCGTGCGCACAGCGGTTTGCATGCCCACGGACAATTGACCAGCCGTGTTGCGCGACCGACACGCGATGGTCCAGGTACCGGCCGGCGGAAGAACGCTCTCGAATGGCGCGGTGTAGTAGCCAGACTCCCCCACGGGGGTCATCGCATCCCACACCGGCATTAGCACTTCGCCTTCCGTGTAGCGAATCTCCACGCCCGCGAAGTCGGGCGAGCGCATCGTGTCCTCCAGCCATCCCCAGGTGTACACGCGGACGCCGCCGCTCCGCTCGACCACATCGAACAGGTCTACCAGCACCGGCGGCAGCCCGGCGCTGCCGGTCGTGTAGACCACCTGCACCGCCACGCCGGCCTCCCCATTCGGGGAGAACGGCCGCACGACGATGGTGTACGTGCCCGGCTCGTTGATGCGCCACGTTGCCGTCCGCGTCACCGTCTGGGCCACGTCCTGCAGCTCGCCGCCGGCGCCGGCCGCCCGAACCACCGTTGCCCCCACAGGCCCAGTCACGTCGAACGTGGCCGTCAGCTCGGTGAAGGTGGTGTTTCCCTGGACGATCTGGGCCTCGCTGATCCGCAGGTTGCTGGCCACCGGCCGGGTCTGAAGGAGCGATTGATTCGGCGCCGGGATGTAGTGCCCGGTGAGCACGTAGTCCCAGAACTCCGGCCCCTCCGGCACCACCCGCACCGCGGCGCCCTTCAAGTCCGGCTCCGGCTCGATGCTGGTCACGCGCACCCGGTAGCCCGGCGTCTGCCGGAAGTCGTAGACCCAGATCGTGTCGTGGGCCGGGTTGTCCGGATCGGAGCCGGGGATGGCGGCGTCTGCCGGCCATGGATCGGCCAGCGTGATGCTGTTGCTCGTGCCGCTGAACGGCTGCACGCGCAGCACCCGGTACACCCGCTCGCCGGGGATGCGCAGCCCGATGTACGCATTGCCCGCCGCCGGCGCCGGGACGGGCTCGTCCAGTAGCAGCGTCATCGCGCCGCCGGTACCGCTGGCGTCCTGGACACGCCCGCCGTAGCCCCACTGCGTTAGGTCGTGCTGCAGGGCCAGCAGCGACAGCCGCTGGTAGCTCAGGTGCTCGATGTCCGTGCTGTAGCCGATGTCCTTGTACTGGTACAGGTGCTGGGCCAGATGCCAGCGCGCGGCTCGGGCCGCGTGCTGCTCCGTGCTCACGCCCTCCCCTGACACCTGGGCCGGGTTGAGCATGATGTCCACACCCGGCGCTGGCACCCGCAGGGTCTTGGCCTGCCAGTCGGTCGAGTCGATGTACGTGTACTCGATGCCGTCCGCGGCGTTCGCCAGCGTGTAGTCGACCTGGAACGTGCCCCTCTTGATCGTCGGCATGGCGACGACGCCGGACAGCGGCTGTTCCTGCGCTGCCCAGACCACGCCCAGCCGCCCACCGGCCCAGGTGATCTCGCCGAAGCCCGCGCGCGCGATGGCGGCCAGCACGTCGGTGTGGCTGCGCGCCTCCTTCACGTAGAAGTCGTAGGTGTAGCCATTAGCGGCGCAGTGCAGGGAGAACGCCTTCCACGAATCGATGTCGATCTGCGCGTCCGCCAGCGCCATGCCCGCCAGCAGGCGCGAGCCGGCCCAGATGCCGCGCGCGTACGCCAGGCACTGTGCCCCGGGGTTGCTGCTCTCCTTCGTCACCCACGCCGTGCCGGTCCACTCCGGGATCGGCGCCGCGAAGGCGACGCCCCGCAGCTCGTCCGGCGAGCCATTGAGCTGGCCGGTGGCCTTGATCCGCACGCCGCTGCGCGCGATACCGGTGTAGTCGGCGTCGTCCGCCTGGACCGACGTGAGCTGCGTCCACTGGAAGTCGTTCTTCTGGGTGTTCTTCCCCTCGTAGTTGCCCTGCCCCAGCATGCGCACGCGCACGTCGTACTGCCCGCGCGCGACGTCCCGGGCCAGCGTTGCCCGGCGCACGTCGAACCGGTCCGAGCGGAACGTCTGGGATGCCAGCGGCTGCCAGTTCGTCGTGCCCACCGGGCGGTACTGTGCTTCGACGGTCTCCGAGACGTAGTAGCTCTTGCCGCTGGTGCCGGTGCCGCCCAGCACGTACTCAAGGTTGATCTGGATGCGCACCGTGTCGGCGCTGGTTGTGCGCTGCACCCATGCCTTGTCCTTGGTCAGCTCCGCGCCGTCGATGGTGTCCGCGTTGCTGTACAGCGGGATGGTCTGCTCCGGCATCTGGCTGTAGCCAGCGTGGTAGACCTGCACGCCGTCGTAGTTCGACAGGGGCGTGTCGCCGTTGTACAGGGCTTCGATGCGGCCCACGTTGATGCCGGCCGACAGCAGCAGGCCGAGGAACTGATCGTTGCCCTCGTACCAGGTGTACGGCTTGCTCAACAGGTCCGGGGTGATCTGCGCCCGGCCGAACAGCAACGGGTACGGCTCGTATAGCCGCAGCTGGTTGCGCGCGCCGCTGATCGAATGCACCGGGTCTTGCTGCCGGTTGTCCGCACGCGGCGGCTTCGGTGCCAGCACCTTGTTGACCAGCATGGCGCCGGCCATATAGACAGCCGCTGCCGCCGCGTAGCCGGCAACACCCGTCAGGCCCATGAACGCACCGCCAGCCATACCGCCGGCGCCGAACGTGAAATAGGTCAGGGCCAGCACGGCGACGAGAGCAAGCGCAGAACGGCCGACGCCGCCGCGGACCTCGATCACCTGCCCCTGCTTCGGGTAGACGTGGTGCCACAGGTGCCGCTCGACGGCACGGCCGCCGATGCACACCTCCCACCGCTGCCCGTCCAACTCCGGCACGTTGCGCTGCAGGATGGCGTACAGGCTCTCGCCGGCGCGCGCCTCCCACACAACGTTCCGCTGGCCGTCCAGCATCAGCGGATGCGGGGTCACGATCAGCTGGCCCGGCCCAAGCGGCGGTTGTTGCATCACGCCCATGCGTAGTAGCCCTCTATCCTCAGCCCGAAGTCGGGCAGCTCGCGCAAGCGGTGCAGCACGCTGCAGCCGTTGCGCCCGTTCGTGTGGAGTACCCAGCCCTCGTGGGCCAGGAAAAAGAAAACCCCGGCATGGCCGGGGCGCTTCTGTCCGTGTTCGACCATCAGGACGAGATCCCCGTCCTGTGGCGTGTCCGTTCGTCGTCCATAGGGGCGCGACAGCTCCCCAAGGGCCGCCTGCCCTTCCACGCCCCGCGGTCGACGCCCTGGAAGCTGAACCGTGCGGCCGAACAACGCCCGTTGCACCAGCACCACCAGGTCGGCGCAGTCGAACTCCCGCTCGTCGTACGGGATGGCGACAAATCGCTCCACATCGGCCAGGCGCATCAGAACGCCCCCGGCGCGGTGAACGGGTTGTAGCGCAGCCGCACTGCCTGCTGGCGCATGATCGCGTCGTAGCCGCACTGCGCCGTCGCCGTCCTGGCGTTGACCGACACCTGCGTCAGCGGAAGCAGGAAGGTCCGTTCGATGACGTTGGGGGCAGCTCGGTCGCTCAGCAGCAGCCGGGCCATCACTACGTCGCCGGGCAGCAGCCGCTCCAAGTCCTCCGTGATGCCCCGGCCCACGTTGTCCATGGTCAGCACCGCCCGCGGCGTCTGTCCGCCCACGTCGCTGGGCAGCTTGAACCCGAACGGCACGCCGACGTACTCAATCCCGTTGCTCGTCCAGTTCTGCGTGTCGTTCACCAGCCGCAGGGTCTCGCCGAACGAGGGGGCAGTGATCTCCAGGAACAGCAGCGTCCCGGCCGTGTCGGTAACACGCTGCCGGCGCTCGGTGAAGGTCGTCATCGCAGGTACTCCATCACGACCGCCCGACTGGCGATGAAGAACGCCGGCCCCAGCGGGGAGAGAGTGCCGATGTTGCCACCCTCAAAGCGCGCGGTGATCGTCGCACCCGTCCGTGGGTGCTTGATCTGGAACCAGCCGATGCGCTTGATGGTGTCGAAGTACCACGACTCGAAAGCCTCGATGTCCTCCTTCTTCCGGAAGAACACCGTAGCGTTCACCTTAACCATGACCTGCGTGTTCAACAGGCGCTGCTTGGGTACGCCACGCTCCATTTCGGTGCGCTCCACCGCAGGGTCGAACGACTCCGTGAAGCCATCCGTCAGGATGTGCGCGTAGCTTGGAAAAACAGCCATTACAATCAGACCTCGCTTCCCTATGGAAAGGTTATGGAAGAGTCAGAACTGGATCGAATCGGGAGTTCCGTATCCACCACTGTCCTTGTCGCACTCGCCCTGGCGCTCGCCGCCCGAGATAGCGATGACGCACGCGGCACCCTTAGAGACCTCATTTCGGCCGCCGAAGAGCAGATCGGGGATTCGATCAGGCGCCTTCGACACGTCATCCCGGATGACCAACTGGAGCGCGTTACGCACTCGGCACAGCACAACACAATGGCCGTCGGCAGGATTGCCGACAGCCTCCTGCGCCATATGGGCTCACCACCCGCTCAAGACTAGATCGCGTCGCTAAGCCTGAAACGCGACTTCTGAGCCTGATATGTAGAGCCCGTACCGTTAGCGATATTCGATCCGATGTAGCGGTCAACTTGATCAAGCAGGACGTCGATATCAATGCCGCCGGCCTCGTTGCGCCGGGCAGTCGCTGATGCCCCGCCCGGTGCGCCGTGAACATTGACTGTCACGTCGATCGAGCCACCGCCGGCAGCAGAGACGCCCAAGCGCCCGTCTGGACCGCGACGGAGCGGCATGATCGCCTCCGGCCCCGCCTCTCCGAACACGCCGGCACCCTTGGCGAACGCGAACAGGTGCGGACTGTCGTACACCCCGCCGGAGTAGGCCGACAGGCTCGGCGAGTTGTAGGCGCCGCCCTTGGCGTTGGGGATCAGCTGCCCCATCAGACCCGCGGTGATGCTCTGCGTTCCGCCGCTGACGAGCGCATTCCCCGCCGCGGTGGCGCCGCCGAACAAGCCGGCCATGGCGTTACCGAGGACGCCGGTGATCATCTGCCGTGCAGCGATACGCGCCAGGTCCGCGATGATCGAATCCGCCAACTCCGAGAACGACAGCTTCCCGGTCTTGACGAAGCGCACGATCGCGTCCTCCGCTCCCTGGAAGGCGTTGGCGAACAGATCGCGGGACTGGCTTGCGACGTCCGCCGCTGCCGCCAGATAGTCCTCGAGCGCGGCATTGGCACCGACGCGCCAGTCGCCCATCAGCGCCAGTCGCCGCTGCTGGAACTCCCTCTCAGCGTCCAGCATCCGTTCCCGGCTCTCCCGTAGCGCCTGCTCCTGCCGACGCCACTCTTCCGAGTCGGCGGCCACGCCCCGGTCGCGGATCTGCTTCAAGCCCTCCTCGTACTCGCGCTGGATGTCCAGCTGCCGGCGCAGCATTTCGACGGCATCACCGCCACGCCCGTACATCAGCAGGTCGATGGTGTTGGCACGAAGCCGGTTCTCCTCGGAGACCCGAATCTGCGCCTGTAGCCGCTGGAGCTGCTCCGTGGCGCGCGCCTCCTTCTCCTTGGCGTCCACCAGCTCGCCGGTCGCGTCCAGTTGCTTGAGCAGCTGGTTGATCTCGGCGCGGCGCTCCGGCGCGGCCTTTGCGCCAAGGTCGAGCAGTTCCTGTTCCACCTGGATGCGCAGGCGCTGGCTCGTGGTCAGCTTCGCCTCCGCCTGCAACTGCTCGGTGTTCAGGGCGATCTGCTGCTTGATCCGCTGCGCCAGTGCCACGGTCGGATCGGTCGACTTGCGCCCCTTGGACTCAGCCTCGGCGAACCTCTTGCGGGAGGCCGCGATCTGCTCGTCAATTCTCGCCTGATCCAGCCCCAGCTTCTTGCCGGCCTCCTGGATTCGCTTCTCCTCGGCCTGCTGCTTCTCGCGCTTGCTGAGGTTCTGGCCAACCCACCGATCCCACTCATCCTGAGCCTTCTTCCTCTCCGCACGAGCCGCATCAAGGGCAGCCCCGGCCTCCTTCGACCCTACGACCTCGCCACCACCCACAACACGCGCAGTGACGTCGCCGAACTGTCCACCGGCTCCCCCTGCCTTCTCCTCCAGCCACTTCTTTCCGAGCGCATTTGCCAGCGTCGCGCCAGAGGAGATCCAGCCATCAGGAGCAAGAGAAGCGACGTTGCCGCTCATCCGGCCTACCGTCCTAAGCTGATCTCCGAAGCTGATCGAACGGGACTGCTTCTGCTTCTCGATCACCTTGTCCAGCAGCTGCATGTAAATCCCAACCTCGCCCCATGCATGGGTGGTGTCGTCCTTCACATCACGCCACCAGCGAGCAATCGAGGAAAGTGTCGCGTCGGCCTTGGTGGCAACATCGTCCAAGTGCTCGCCGTAGATGCGCACACCCTCGGCTGCAGCATCCTGTGCCCGCCCCTCATCCTCCAGAGCTGCGACACGCCGGAGCTGGGTGTCGGTGAGGAAGTGCTCCGTCTCGTTCAGCTTGAGCAGGGCCGCGACCGGAGATTTTGCGATCTCCTCGAACTTGGCGACGGTTTTGTCCACCCCGTCGCCCATGGATGACTGCATACGAGCGGATGCGCGCGTGACGATGTCGAACTGCTCACCAGCGAACCGGCCCGAATTGGCGACCGCCATGATGGCGTCCGCGGCGCCTCCGCGAGAAACCCCCTCAAGCGCATCCAGGTTTGCGATCAGCTCTTGGAAGTCGCCGGTCAGCGCGGCAGTGCTCGCGCCTGTGCGGATGAGAATACGGTCGAACTCGGCCTGCTGTTCCACTACGGTGTATCTGGCGTAGGCCAGCGCCCCCAGGGCACCCGCCGCGATGGTTGCCGGGTTGATCATGGCCGCGAGCTGCGCCCCGAGCGCCTGCGCCGCCGGAACGATTCCACCGAACATGTCCTTGAGCTGGCCACCCTGCTGCAGGAGGACCGTCATCGGACGCTGGCCGCCCTGCAGGGAGACGAAGATGTCGGTGATCTGAGCCGGCGTGCCGCGGAGCGCGGCGGCCTGCTGGGCGGCGCTGATGCCGTACTTGTTCAGTTCGGCGCTGGCCTTCTTTGCCGCGGCCTCGCCGGACGCCAGCTTCTTCACGATCTCGTCCAAGATCGGGCCGCTGGTGCGCAGCGAGGCGTTGTAGGCCAGCTGCTGTGCCTTGGTCATGCCGAGGGTATCGGCCTGCCGCACGAGCGCGTCGACACGGCGCTTCTCGGCGCCCGCGAGTTGCTGATACTGCTGCTGGGCGGACGTGGACATGTCCGAGACAGCACGCTTTGCGGCGGAAACTGCGGAGTCGAACTGCGACGTGTCGACGGTTACATCGATGCGCGCAGTACCGATGGCGGCGTCTGTCAT